GCTCCTTATTATTGGGCGCTAGATGTTACTTATGCTACTAGAGCAGTATTACTTTCTTCTATTGCTGGTGCGTCTGATGTTCCTACCGAAGTTACTCAGTTACTAGTTTCTCAAGGCGATAAGCATTTATTAGCTTTTGGGGCTACTCCATATGGCGGCGGTGCATTTGACCCTATGTTAATTCGTTGGTCTAACCAAGACGAGCCAGCAAACTTTACCCCACAAGTAACTAATTCTGCAGGGTTTATTCGAGTTTCTCGTGGCGATAAAATTGTCCGTGCAATACCGACCCGTCAGGAAATCCTTGTATTTACTAGTGCCACTTTAAATTCTTTGCAATTTTTGGGTACAACAGATGTGTTTGGTATTCAAGAACTTTCAGATAATATTTCTATTGCTAGTCCTAGAGCAGTAACTACAGTAAACAACGTAGCCTATTGGATGGGCACGGATAAGTTCTATATGTACGCTGGTCGAGTAGATACGCTTCCTTGTACGCTTAGAAACCATGTGTTTGAAAACTTAAACTATGACCAGCTAGATCAGGTTGTTTGTGGTACTAACGAGCAATGGAATGAAGTATGGTGGTTTTACCCAACAGCTAATAGCAACACAAATGATGCGTATGTCATTTACAACCACTTAGATCGTATTTGGTACTATGGTTCTATTACCCGTACTGCTTGGAACGATAGCCCGTTAAGACAATACCCACAAGCAGCTGCTGGACTAGAAGATGCTCAAGTTGTTTACAACCATGAATTAGGTGTGGATGACGGTGTATTGCCTATGGAATCTTATATTACTTCATCAGATTTTGATGTGGATGACGGAGAAAACTTTACGCTAATTAAACGTATTATTCCTGACGTGCAATTTGATGGCTCTAATACCATAACAAACCCAAACCCGTCGGTGTTACTAACTATTAAACCTAGAAACTTTCCGGGCTCTGCATACGCTACATCACCTGCAAAAAGTGTAATTCAATTAACTGTAGACACCTACACCGATCAGGTATTTATGCGGGCTAGAGCACGCCAGATGGGTTTTAAAATATCATCCGCTGATATAGGTGTTCAATGGCAGCTAGGTTCTCCAAGGCTTGATGGTCGCTTAGACGGTAAGAGATAATGGCTAATTACAGAGTTAGATCTCCGGCACTGCCAATACAACCGCTTGAATATGACCAGCGGCAACAAGACCAATTTCAAAACGTTTTACGTTTGTATTTTAATCGACTAGATCAGTACAACATTCAAGCTTCTGACGACGCAAATTCTACTAACGTTCTTGTCTGGATGGGTATAACGTAATGGCATATCAAAATATTACTCCAACGCAACTAGGTCAGGCGGCTATTACTGGGTCACTTGCGACTATATATACAGTGCCGACTGGGTTCCGTACGTTCGTAAAAGACCTTAATATCTGTAATACCACAAGTAGTGCAGTCACAGTAGATGTGCATTTGGTCCCAAAAAGCGGTACGGCAGGTACGGGCAATGCTTTGTTATACGGGCTTTCTATTGCTGCTAATTCTGTCTATCGCTGGACAGGGGTTCAGATTATGAACGAAGACGGCTTTATTCGGGTCAAGGGCTCAACCACAGGACTAACCATTACCGCTAGTGGTGCAGAGGCCGCATAACATGATAAAATCAACTAATCTATCCCTAAGGGGCACATATGAGCCTTAAAATTGCTGCAGAACATTTAAAATCTAAAGGTCGTGGACCTGATACAGAACTCGTCCACATGACCAAAGGCGAGATTAAAGGCTTGCGTCAATTAGCTCAGCTGCATGGTGGTGATTTAACTATTAACCCAGAAACAGGGCTTCCAGAAGCAGGGTTCTTAGAAAAGATTTTGCCTGTAGTTGCTATGGCTGCAGCTACTTATTTTACAGCGGGTGCTGCGGCTCCTGCTATGGCTACAGCTCTTGAGGGTACGGCTTTAGCAAGTTCTTCTGGTCTTTTAGCCGGTGCTGCATCTGGCGCTCTTATTGGTGGTATTGGTGCGGGTATTCAGGGCGGGGATATTGGTAAAGGCGCTTTATTTGGTGGTATCGGTGGTGGTATTACTGGTGGCTTAGGTGGCTATGATGCTGCTCCAAACGTGCTATCGGGCATGGGCGATACATCAAATGCGTTAGTTACTACTGGACCACAAGCTGCCGACTTAGCAGCAAAAAATGCCGTACCATTAGCTGATGCTAATCAAATATTAAGTAAAGCGCCAACAGGCGGTCTAACTCCCGCAGAAATGTCAATTGGTTCAGGAAACCCGATTAGTAGTGGATATGCACCAACTAGCGGTTTAAGCCCTACAGAAATGGCACAAGGTTCGTTTAGGACTGGGGTTCCATCAATAACCGATACTACTACTGGACTTGGAACTAGCACCGTTACTCCAGCACAATCTGCTGAAGCTATGAAAACTTTGGGTAATGCAGGGGTTAGTTACGGCGGACAAGCTGCGCCTTCTTACTATAGTGGTCTTGGTACTGGAACAATGGACACAGTTCAAAAAGCGGCTATTCTTGGAGCCCCTGGGTATCTTGCACAAAACTATGGCATGACTCCTGGAGGAACAGGACAAGTACCAACTGGCGGATACACATCTACATTACAGCGCATTTCTCCAAACTTCCGTGCTCAAGAACCAACACAACCAAACCCATATTACACAGGTCAATACGAAGACTATAGAACTCGCAGAGCCGCTACTGGTGGCTTGATGAACGATGCTTTTGGACCACAAGATGGGCAAACTAATTACGCTGGTGGCGGTGCCATAGCATTTGCTAATAGAGGTATTGTTCAAGACTTGCCAAGAGACCCAGGGATGCCTGGCGGAGGTACATATAGCGATACCGACCCTAATACAGCAAACTTAGACGCATACAATGCGGCGCTATATCGTTTTAATAAAGTTAATAAAAAAGCTGGTATTAAAGCTCCAGTGCAATTTAAACAAGCTCAATCTTTAGGTGATATTGAAGAAGCTGCCGGCGGCGGTATTATGCACGGTATTGGAGGATATTCAGATGGTGGCAGAATGCTTAAGGGTCCTGGGGATGGTATGTCTGATTCTATTCCTGCCACTATTGGTAATAAGCAGCCTGCTCGTTTGGCTGATGGGGAGTTTGTTGTTCCTGCGGATGTGGTTTCTCATCTCGGCAATGGTTCTACTGATGCTGGTGCTAAACGGCTTTATGGCATGATGGATAAGATTCGTAAAGCAAGAACAGGCAAAAAGAAGCAAGCCCCAGAAGTTAACACTAATAAATTTTTACCTGCTTAAGGATAGAACATGGCGGGCGGATCTCCAATTCAAGCAGTAGCAGGACAGTTTGCAGAACCTCAAGGACGAGCTGTTGCTCCAGCGGGATATACTCCCATTCAACAAGGGCCTGTTTATCAAGCACAGTATCAACCATATCAACAAGCTGCCCCTTACTCTCCTGCGCAGCAACAACAAATAAACCCCTATACAGAAGCGGGGCTAGGTGCTTTATACGCACAAATGATGGCACAATATAGCCGTCCAATGATGAGAGCTCCGATGCAAGAAGGGTTAGGATATCAAGACCCAGCAGTGGCTTATAGACCAGATATGTCTCGTATTGAGGAATCATTACACCGAGTGGCCGCACCCGTAACACCAGAAGAAGCTGCTAAATACGATAACGATGGAAACTATACTGGCGATACTGGTGGTGGCGGTGGAGATGGCGGCGGTGACGGTGGTGGAGCTGGTGACGGTGGTGGAGCTGGTGACGGTGGTGGTGATGGCGGCGGTGATGGAGGTGGCGATGGTGGCGGGGGCGACGGTGGTGGCGGTGATGGAGGTGGCGGTGGAGGTGATGGTGGCGGAGGAGACCGTGCTGGTGGATTATTAACCACAAAGAAAAAACCTAAACTACACAAAGGCATAAAAGGGATTAAACGACATAAATGAGCTTAACAATAAAACCCGTGCTACCTACAAGCGTACATCAGACTTGGGTATTAGTAGAAGGTTTTTTAGCAGAGGCTCTTAAATGGGGCGACGATGATTACACTATTGACCAAGCTAAAGTTTTTTTGACTAGAGGCGATTGGTTATTAGTAGTTGCAGTAGATGAAGATAATAGTATTAAAGGTGCAGCAGCAATTAATTTTAATAACACACCAAATTATAGGGTAGCTTTTGTAGTAGCTATTGGTGGTAAGTTAATTAGCAGCCAAGACACTTACAAGCAGTTTACAGAATTATTAAGAAGTTACGGTGCCACTAAGATACAAGGTGCCGCAAGAGAATCTATTGCACGGTTGTGGACTAGATATGGATTTAAAGAACGCTACAGGATTGTAGAGGCAAAAATATGAGCATTTTAGGATATAAACGAAAACTATTAGCTGACGGCGGAGTTGCCCGTGGTGGTGACGGTGGCGGAGGTGGTGGTGGTCAACCAACTCAGTCTACTGCATACAATACAAACGTTCCAGAGTATGCACGTCCCTATGTAGAAAACATGCTTCAATCTACCCAGAAGCAAATCTATAACGACGACATGACGTCGTTCCGCCCATATCAACCATATAGTCAAGACGTTAATAACTATTTTGCTGGCTATTCGCCAATGCAAAAACAAGCTCAGTATGAAACAGCTAACATGCAAACACCAGGTCAATACGGTGTAGCTACAGGACTTACTGGTTTAGGTGCTATGGGGTCTATGGGTGCTGGTGCTAACTATGCTCAGAATGTAACAAACCCGTCAACTATGCAAGCTTACATGAACCCTTATCAACAGGGTGTAACCGACGTAGCTAAAAATGCTGCTGTACGTGAAGCAATGATGGCAGAAAACGCTAACAAGCTATCGTCTGCAAGACAAGGTACTTATGGTGGTGCACGTCAGCTTTTAGGTTCTACAGAGCGTGAGCGTAACTTACTTTCAAACTTATCTAATATCCAAGCACAAGGCTCTAATCAAGCTTATAACCAAGCATTGCAGTCACAACAGTTTGGCGCTAATTTAGGCTTGCAAGGTTATGGTCAAGCAATACAAGGCGCTGGACAACTAGCATCTATTGGTGGTCAACAACAAGCTGCAGATCTCTCACGTATTGGAGCTCAAAATCAAATGGGCGCTCAGCAGCAAGCTTTTGAACAGCAAAAAGTAAATCAAGCTATTTCTAACTACGCTACAGCTCAGCAGTATCCATTTATGCAGTTGGGTATTATGAACTCCATGTTGCGTGGCTTGCCATTACAACAAACAACCACTGCTACTTATCAACAGCAGCCAAGCACAGCTCAACAACTTACAGGTTTAGGCGGTGCAGCATTATCGTACTTTGGTAAAAAAGAAGGCGGCATTATTGGCATGAAAGAGGGCGGAGCAGTGCCTGGCTACAAATATGGTGATTTAATTAGCGACCCACAGTTGCAAGGTATGTCTCAAGGTTTAAGCCCAGACCAATTACAAGGACGCATCGCCGACCAGCAAGTAACTCCAAATGAGCGAGGCATCTTCCAAGGCACTCAACAAGCACAGAACCGCCTAGCAAGTAACCCGATGGCTGCACCGCAAATGGCTCAAATGGCTGCTCCTCCCCCACAAATGGCTCAAGCTCCGTCTGACGATGCAAGAATGGGCGGTATTGCTCAAGCTGGTGGCGATATGTTTAATACTATGGGTTACGCTGGTGGCGGCATTATTGCGTTTGCTGACGGAGACTTAGTAGAAGAACAACGTTTAAAAGCGGAGAAAGATGCTGCGGAACAAGATGCTGCTATTAAAGCTAAAAAAGCACCGGTTAAAACAACAGCAAAAGAACCTGCTATGTCCCCTAGAGAAGCTTTTATGAACGAACAAAAAGCTTTGTTAGAAAAACAAGGTGTTACATCTGGTGCTACTCCAGAAGAACAAGCTTTGGCCGCTATGTATGCAAAAGAACAAGCCGGTATGCCTGATACTTTTGATGCTAAACGACGTACTAATATGGCATTAGCGGCATTAAAGCTAGGCAAAAATCCTCGTGGTCTCTTACCTGGCGCTATTGATGCTGCTGAGTCTTACCTTACAGGTGAAGGTGAAATTGCTTCGGCTCAAAAAGCTCAAGAACTTGCCATTGGTAAAGCTAACGCTGAACGTGCTGCTGGTATTCAAGCACGTGCTAGAGGCGATATTGAAACTGCTAACAAGCACTTTGATAAAGAAGCTGAAATTAAGAAAGATATTCAAATTGCTGCTGGTAATAATGCTGCTACACTCGGCGCTGCTGGCGCTACACAACGTTACTCAGAAGCACAGATCAAGCGTATCCAAGACGAGTACAAAGCTAAGACAGGTAAAGACTTATCTTACGAAGAAGCTATTAAACGCAAGACAGAAGCTAGCACAACCGCTGCCGACTCCAACGAAACACGAGCTAAAATTGCTGCTGAAAGCGCTTTAAACGACTGGAAGAAATCAGTTATGTATTCCGAAGAATGGCTGAAGATGACTCCAGAGCAAAGACTTAAAGCTGAACAAGAGAAGTATGCTCAGATTTATGGAAGACTTAGTGCTAATGCGGGTGCTCCAACTGCAGCAGCTCCTGCGCCTGTGCAGAACCAAGACGGTACAGTTACAATACCTGGTAAAGGAACGTTTAAAAAGCTACCTAACGGCAATTACGCCCCTGTATAAAATAAGGCTGTAAATGGCTCGTGAATATACACCAGAAGAACTTGGTCTTGCTCCTGTTAAAGCTACAAAGGAATTTACTCCTGAAGAGCTAGGATTAACCCCCAAAAAAGAATATACTCCACAAGAGTTGGGGTTAGGTCCTAAAGGGGAAATGCCTGATAAACTAGGTAGATTTATAGCCGAGCCTGCACAAGAAGCAAAAACTTCTAACCCGTTTATGGGGCTTGTTGCTCGTGCATCTAGCTTAGCAGGTGAAGGTGTAGAAGCAGTTGCTCGGGTTGCAGAAAACCTTGGTGACAAACTAGAGACAGCGCTGCCTTTAACCAACTTAACTCCAGAACAAATTCAAAATGAACAACAACTAAAACCTATGTTCCAATGGGCTGATGCCTTGCGTAATTACGGTAAAGATATTGGCTACGCGCCATCTACGCAACTAGGTGAGATTCCTGGTAAACCCTTACTACTTGTGCCGTTTATTGCTGAGCGGGTTATTTCTTCTGCCCCAGATATGGCTGCGGCGGTGTTGGCTGCACCAGCCTACGTAATGGCAAGAACTAACGAGATTCTTAATGATCGTCTTACTAACGACAAAAAAGAATTAAAAGATGCAACTGTTGCCGACGTTACTGCCGCTGTCGGCGCTGCTGTATTAGAAACCACACTTGAAAGATTTGCTACTAAAGGACTACTTAAAACTAAGTTTGGTGCAGAAGCATCTACGGGCGCACGTCGAATTGGTAAAGAAACCGCATTACAATCTGGCACAGAGGCGGTTGAAGAAGGTGTTGGTTATCTTGGTGGTACAGCAGGAACTCAAAAAGGCGTTGATGCCGCAGAGTTAGCGCAGAATATGCTTGAAGGTGCTATAGTCGGCGGAGGTTTGGGTGCAGGTGTTCAAGGAGGTAAAGAATACTTTAGTAAGAAAGAACGTGCTAAGCTAGAAGAAATCCTTGAGCCAGATTTAGAAGCTAAACTTGGAAGAAAGCCGACAGATGTAGAGCTTGGTGGATTTGTAGATACATTCTTAAACGAAAGAAAACGTGCAAAAGATGCAGAAAAAGAGGTAAAAGATGAGCGAGAGATTGAAAGTAGAACTGACGCCGGAAGAGTTGAGCCAAGCATTCCTACATCTGAGCAACAACAAGCCGGTGAGCCCACCACAGGAATTACAACACCTGCCCCTGGAAGCTTGGGTGGAGATACAGGACTTGCTAATAAACCTAGAGTGGGAGAAGAAACACAGCCGGCTACATTAACAGACGAGCAGGTTGCAGCAAAAGCTGCGGAGTTCCAAGCTAAAAGACAAGCACTATTAACCCCAACGGGAAGAATACCTTTAGCTAACTCTAAAAAAGGCAGAGAATATCAAGCCCTAGTAGCGGAAGAAGAGGCATTTGTTAAGAGTGCATTTAATAATAATGCAGTTAGTCAACGCTTATATCCTGACGAATGGGCGGCTGATTTTACAAACAAATTTGGTAAAAAACCCACCGAAGAAGAAACCAATAATTTTGTTACTGATGTTAAAAATGCAAGTGAAAAGGGACAAAACCAAGGACTTATATCTGATCTTACAGAAGTGCTTGGAAGGGCGCCCACCGAAGAAGAAATTAATGCTACCCTAGAAAAAAAACAAGCTCCAGAGGTTACTGAACAAGCAGCCGTTACAGAAACAGACGCTGCTACTGCTAAAGAAGGTGAAGTCGAGGTTGCCGAAGACACTGCAGATAAGCCAGATTCCCCTGTTATTCAAGCACAGATAAGCACCGCACCGACTGAAACAACTCAGGCGACAGAAACCGAAACAGCAGTTGCCCCAGAAGAAGTAAACCCTGTAGTAGCAGAACTTAATGCTCTTAGCTCCCAAAGACAGATGGCTATTGACCAAGGAGACGATGTCGGCGCAAGACAATTACTACAGCAAATGGGTGCACTGCGTAAAGACCTACCAGAAGATCATCCGTTACATGTAACACCCGCAGGCAAAAAGAAAGTTGTGCTTACTAAAGCACAGCGTAAAGAAGCTGCCAAGAAAGCTGTTGAGCCTAAAGCAGTAACTAATTCTAGCCCCCGTATTGGAGAAGCTAAGAACGACGTTATGTTTAAGTCAGCACATCCAACTGTGCTAGACGCAATTAAAAACAATGACTTACGGTCGGCACTTAAAGCTCTTAAAAATACAGGCGGTCAGTTCTTATCTAATTTTGCCGACCGACTAATGCAGCTTAATCTAGATACTAAGATTGGTTTTGATTTGCAGTATGGTTTGGTTGATAAGTATTTAAAAAATACGGAGCAGCAGCGTATTCGTGTTTTGATGTTCTTAGAGATCTTTCACCCAGATATATACAACGACCACTTTAATCAAAGAAAGATGCACACCCCTGTAATTCAGATGGCAGAGTCTTTTTATAAGTTAAAAACAGGTAAGTTTAATATTAACATGCGTGGGTTTGAAGAAGACCTTAACGATATATCAAAAGCATTTAGCAAAGGTTTAAACGCTTTGGCTGCTCCTGGTATGTTCTATGACCGCACAGCATCCTTTAATACCGCACTAGGTGAGCCAACAACTAACCATACCTTTGTGCATGAGGTAACTCATGCTGCTACTCATTGGGCTATTTCTAACGAGCATCTATTAAACGCAGGTCAGAAGAAGGCGCTTGCTAACCTAAAAGAATTATTTGATTACGCTAAAGCACATACCAAAGATCAGGGACAATACGGCTTTACTGACTTACATGAGTTTGTTTCAGAGGCGTTTAGCAACCCAAAATTCCAAAGAGATCTGCGTAGTATGCAACGTGCTATGGACTCTAATCAGTCTGCGTGGTCTAAGTTTATTCAGTTTGTATATGGTTTAGTTGGTGGCGATAACGTCCTATTCCATACTATGGCAAACGCTGATGTTTTATTCTCAGCTAATACAGATACAAACTCTAACATTAGCTCCCCAGTGCTTGCTCCTGATAAATACAACGTCAGCAAGAATGGCAACTTTAAGGTTAATACTAGCGAGCGCTTTAGTTTGGGTAGTCTGTTTAAGGCTTTACGTGCCGGCAAACTTAGCTGGAGCGACATAAACAAAAAGAATTTATCTAAGTTCTTAGATACAACTAACCAGCAATATCGTCGTTATTTACTGGGGGTTTAACCCTTGACCAGCTTACAGATATAGTCGGCTCAGAACTGCCGCAGTTCCAGCAATACGTCCGAGAAGTAGATGCGATGATAAACACCCGAAATCAAATCCTTTCAGAGGGTGAAAGCGCAATTAGGGATTGGAGCCGGCTACAAGAAACAAACCAACCTAAAGCCGAGCAGCTTGCTAAGATGATGCTTGAGGCTACTCTTAATAAAATGGATCCAGATGTTATGGAGCCACAGCTAAAGAACGTTTCTAAATCGGGATTAAGCGGACCTTTAAAAGAATACCACGACAATTCTGCTTTGCGTAAAGCTTGGCAAGATATGACTAGCGGCCCTGATGGGGACAAAGCTCTTTCTATTTACAGAGAGATCCGTAGCTTTTATGAGCGCCGTGCTAAAGAATACGTAAACATTCAGCTAGATCGTTTGAGAGAGCGTGAAGAAGCTAGGGGTACGGATAAAGCAGAAATACAGAAAAAGTTACAAGACGAGCGTAACGAGCTTACTAAAGAAATGATTCAACCTTACTTCCCGATCAAACGTTTTGGCGATTATTGGTTGCAAAGCGGTAGGGGTAAAAAGAAAATCTTTATGCAGTTTGAAGATGCTTGGTCTAGAGATTTAGCTTTGGAAGAAAGAAGGCAAGAGCTTATTGATGGTGGTATGACTGAAGAGATGGCTGATAATGAATTAGATTCTGGTCAGGGCTTTAGCGAAGGTTTTGGTCAGCGCCTAGCCGACGTAGAGCATTTAAAGAAGTTAAAAGACCGTGTTGATGCTGAGTCCGACAACATTCTTGCAAGCACAGATCCGGCTGTTAAAGCCGACGAAGTTAACTCATTGCGTGATGCTTTGAAAGATGGCTTTGATCAGTATTATTTAGAGACGCTTCCAGCACAAAGTATTCAAAAGATGTTCCTGCACCGTAAGAATGTGGCGGGTGCAAGTATAGATATGCTACGTGCCTTTGCAGTATCTCGCCAGCGTGTGGCTTATCAAAGAGCTCGTTTCCAGCACATGCCTGAGTTGTTTAATAAAATTGAAGGCGCACGTACGTTCCTAAAAACAGTCCCATTTGCTGAACGCAATCGGCTTAGAGATTATGTCAACGAGCTAGAGCTTAACCTTAAGAACGCTATCTTAGAACCCCCTAAACAAAGTGGCTTAACCACAGGCTTGACCCAGTTTGGCTTCTTGCATTTCTTGACGTCTCCAGCTTCTGCAATCGTAAATGCTTTGGCTATTCCCGGCATCTATATACCTAACGCTGCGGCTAAGTACGGTACTGTTAATACTACAAAAGCCTTGGCTAAATATAACCGCTTGCTTGGCGGTACAGGTTGGAGAAATGACGAAAACGGTCGTGTTGAGTTCTTGTCTTTATCTCGTGCTGGTTTAGAAGAAGTTAATTTTACTGGTACTGAAGATAATCAAATAGCCCTTCCAGCAGGGAAAACCCTAGCCGACGTATACAACGAAGGGGTTAGACGTGGAGTTATTGATACTACTTTGACTCATGAAGCTGCTTCTATTGGCGAGCAACCTTCTAATGAATATACAGGTAAATGGCAAAAGTTTATGTACTACGCTAGCTTGCCATTCCACTCAGCTGAAAAATATAACCGTGAAACAGCGTTTATGTCTTCGTTTGAATTGGCGTACAACAAGTATATCAGCAAAGGATATACCTCAGAAAAAGCTTATGACGCTGCTATACAAGATGCACGTGATCTTACACAAAAGACCATGTTTAACTACAACACAATTAACAAGCCACGCTATTTCCGTGGGGATTTAAGAAACGTATTTTTGCAGTTTAAGATGTATCCTCAGCACATGACGGTTCTTATGTATAGGACTTTGCACCAAGCTATTGGTATTGGGCAAGATCTTGAGTTAAAGAAATTCGAAGAAAGTTTAAAAACAGCCCCTACTGCAGCTAGAGATGCGGCTATTGCACAGAAGAAAGCTGAATTAAAAACAGAGAAGAACGAGGCTATTAAAGCATTTACTGGCATGATGGCGTTTACATTTGCATCGGCTGGCATTACTGGTTTACCCTTATTCTTTGTGTTTCAAGGCGTTGCGTCGGCTTTCCATGCTGCGTTTGGTGATGACGATGAGCCTTTTGATTCAGAGAACTGGTTCAAAAATTGGTGTAACAGAACTTTTGGCGGATTCGCTGGTGATATTATGTCTCGTGGTATTGCATCTAAAGTTACTGGGGTCAACTTTGCCGACCGTATGGGTATTAACTTAACCGATATGTGGTTCCCAGACGTTAGAAAGAGCCAAGATGAAGTACAGTATATGCAAAATTTAATGACTAATTTAATGGGCCCAACTATTGGTGCGGGGTTTGGTTATGTAAAAGCAATTAAAGATTACAGAGATGGCTACCCAGAACGTGCTATAGAAGGCATGATGCCCGCAGCTATTAAGAACGTAATGATTGGTACTCGCTATCTTACCGAAGGTAAAGCAAAGACCATGAAAGGTGCTACTCTAGATGAAAACGTTACTCCAGCAGAAGCATTAGCACAGATGTTAGGTTTTTCTCCAGAAGATACTGCTCAAAAACAGAAGGCTTCTTTTGAAATGAAGAATGCTAATGAGACAATTATTGCCCGCCATAACGATTTGTTAAATGCTTTCTTTATTGCAGTTGACGGTCACGATACAGTTATGATGACTAAGGTAATTCAAAAGATTCAGAAGTTTAATAGAACAAACCCTGGGGTAGCAATAGATCCTGATGCTTTGTTTAATTCTGTCCAGCGTAAATATCAAGACCGTGCTTTAGCTAACGTCACAGGCGGCATGCCGATTAATAAGAAACTTCTTGGGCAGCTTAATGGTATGAGGGATTACTCCCAATAAAAAACCCCAGCACTAGGCTGGGGTCAAGAACAACTGAAAGGAAGTAGCCGAAACCAAACGACTACACCCCGATGATACTACTTAATTCGCCAAACACGCAAGCCCTGTACTCCTTTTTCTACTACTACGTGGGCTTTAATCCGGAACTTTAACCTCTTAGTTGTTCTTTTTATTTGAGCTAGCGCCTCTTCTGTGTCCAAACAAGGGATAAAAAAGGAAGCGCCAACCAAGAATTTACGCCAATTAACGTGAAAGTGCAGTCTGTGGATCAACATCTGGGGCAGTTATGTAGGTCTCAGCATCCAAAAAGTGCTCATTATCAAGGTCAAATACGTGGGCATACACAGGCGGGGAAGCGAGTTTAGTGCCTTTGGATAAGCGCTTCTTAATTAAACCCTTATAGATACCGTCTATTGCCAGACCTTTTAGAACCTCTTTAAGTGTAATTTGGTTCTTAGCGCAATACTCCCTAATCTGCTTAGCGTTAATAAACATCTTCTTATTGTCGGGCTCAATCCTCACAAACAAATCATTGAACTTAGGCTCTACGATTGGCAGCTGTTCCATACCCGAGCGGGAATCTACTTCGCCGTTAATTACTAGGGTAGATGCACGATGCTCATTCATAAACTCACCGATAACGCTAGCTTGGTTTGTAGCTGGTGCTTTAGCTTCTACACGCATTGTAGTTAGCTCTTTAATCATCCAGCGATATACCCTACCAATATCAAAGTCCTCAGGCAGTACACCGATATCCTTAGCAATCAAAGCCCCTGCAATATTACAGGCAGCAACGGCAGACCAGAAACGCTCTCGGTTGGTAAAGCCAATCTCGCCATCTAACTTCTGCTGAACTTGACCGACAGTATCAATAACTGACTCTAAGTTGGATACCAGATATTTAGTGTACTCCAGACCAGCATGACCATAATTAGAATAAAGGCCATTAAAAATTGCATCCGCTTCTTCTTTAGTTAAGTTGTTTGTCATCTCAATACGGTATTCAATTAAACGCATGAACTCACCGTCAGGGGTAGACTTTAAAGCTGCCAGCTTATCTTGAAACGAAGCATTAGAACTACATAAAGCAATGGTTGCCCATTTGGTTGTGTTAATCCGCTCGGCGTTGTCTTGAGACTTCATACGGTTCTTACCACGACCTTGTGAAATACCATAAGCCAAGTCTGAGAAATGCTCTCCTGATAGCTTAGTAATCTCGTCAATAGTTACAGGCAAGTTGTTCATGATACCGAGGCGGTGAATCATAGCGTTCATAGTATCTTTCCATTGGAGCATTAACTCGTCAGGATGACCGTACACGCTGTTGCACATTTTAAGGATTGTAGATTTACCTGTGCCTGATGTGTTGTTAATTAAGTTAATAATTGCGCCCTTAAGATTTAAGTGCTTTAGCAGAGGTGCCCCAAACGCAGTAAAGAAACCAAACGAATGTGGCTCAAATCCTGGCTGGTTATAAACCGACACAATATCTTTCCAGTCTTCTAAAGACCCAGTCGGCTGCATCCAGTTTGCTAAGTTACCAGTATCACTAGAAGGCGGGCTATATGTTGCACCATCCGCAGCTACTTCTTTATCGCCAAGAATAAATTTGGAATTATCGTCTGTCCAACCAAATTGTGTTCTCATAATTTCTACTCTTTCTCTATATTGTAGGTCTTTGATGAATGTCGTTATGTAATACATAATCCCTTCCATCTCTTTTTTGTGTGCCGCCACACCATGCCACGCTAATTTCTCACGCAACTTATCAAATGTAAGTGCATCTGTTTGGGACATAGAAAACTCACGCACCCCGTCTTTTGGTAGGTGCAACCGAATCCATACGCAATCACCTTTGCTTGGGTCTTTAAGGCGCTTAACAACATACAAATCGTGTTCGTAAACTGTTATTGGTTCGGAATCTTCTTCTGCTGGCTGGCGGTAAACACCGCCGTTCTTGCCCCTAAAATACGGGAACGGAAACTCAGGTACTTTGTACGAATGCTTAACACCATCATCTGCTTCTACAACAATAGGAGCGTCAGGCTCAGCCACAAGAATCTCATTGCCTAACTGGATAGGGTTTTTAATCTTACCTAAATTAGTACAACCTTTGCAATGCCCAGGATTGTAATACTCCATCTTCTCGCAAGAGTATGGATACGAAACTTTATTAGCTTTGTTTTCTGTATCTGCGTGGGAATAGTCAGGGTGATCTTTACTTACTAAATGAATCGCCTCATCTCTATCTACACAGTTTGCAGCAATGCTAAGGACTGCTCTCCATCTTGGTTCGTCAAGAGTAGCTTGGTTCTCTACTAAGTCCTTTAGCTGACTACATCCAGTACCATCAATGGTTTTAAGCATGATGGTTTTAAACCGACTAGTAATGTTCTTTTTGGTGTTTGTATCTTGATTGTACTGCCGTGGAATATAGTCGGGCCCCACAAGCACACCAAGTAGCTTTTTTATTTCTTCATAGCTAGATTCGTCTGCCACGTCCAGTATTTCCACAGGAAGCGGTGGAGTTTGTTTATAGTTAAATGTCTCAGGTACTCTAAGAATAGACGCACTCTCAGCAGTTCTAGAACCGTCGGCTTTAAAGTCATGCTCTTCACACAAGTATTTAATGCGGTCGGCGACGGGTTTCCATTGGTTGCGAGAAATGGTTTGAGTAAGTCTCCAGTATGCGTGGATACCACGTCCTGAATTGACGATCGTCGGCAAAGGTAGATGCACCTTCGCACAGAATTCCTTGAGCGCCGATAAGCCCTCAACTTGGTCTGCATATGGTTTGCCCAAACCACAATCGACGTCTAGCCAAAAAGATTTAAAGTAAGTGCTGTTCTTTTGCGTACGACCATCAGTATCATTGCCATACTTGGCACAAGCAAAATAAACATCAAAACTTTGTGTTAGTAAGTTATCAATTTCATCCTGCGCTTCTATAAGCGTCTCAACAAATACTTGCCTTGGATGCCCTGCTTGTTTTAAACCGACAATGCAATACCACCCTTCTGTAGGCAGTACCGCTGTCAGTAAATCTGTTGTTGCCATATCACCTCAAAACCGAAAGAAAGGAAGGGCAGCAGGGGGGTCGGCATCCCCCTTTTCGTTCCGTCAAACTAGCTGCCCTGGGGTAGACTATGCGCTAAAGCAAGCCTTCTCTAGCATTGTTTTTATTTTTTCAGTCCTAGCTTTACTAGGTTTTGCAGCCCCAGTAAACCACTGATATATCGTCATGCGTGAGACGTTGAACTTGCCAGCAATCTGAATAACAGGGATATCTTTAGACATACAATACCGCCCAAGCTGGACTCCAACTAAATCAGAGTCCGCTTCTTGGTTAGCTTTGTAAAGCCGAAGGCTGTAGCCTCTTAAACTCATGCTTCTTCTTGGCTCCATCCACTCATGATTGACTTGATGTCTTTCTTAGGTGTAGGTGCTTCGGTTTTCTTCTCAGGGCGCTTCTTCGGTTCAACAATTGGCTCGGCTTCTTCTTTAGCTTCTGGCTTTGATGCAGCCAACTTAGGAGCATTTGAATCGCCTTTAGGTACGCTCATCTCAATAGCTTTTAATGCTGATGGAGACGTGCCTTGCTTCTTAGCTATTTCCCAATCTTCTTCGGACAAGAACTCTGTAGGTTTAAAGAATAGCTTAGCGGTATCTGAATCTGGGTCAAAGCGCATTTCAGTAACCATGTTGTTTAAGTTGTAGCCTTGTGAAGCTACGTAACTACCAAACTGCTCAAACGGCATGTGGTCTAAATCGCCTTTACCGAAGATTGACTTAGAAGCTAGAGTCATCTGGTAGACATCGCCACCGACATTATCTGCAAGAGCTACGGCAATACGACGGAAGTGACGGCAAGCACGACCACCACCTGATGCAGACCCTTTAATATTCTGTGGGCACTCGTTGCAGTTGTGGTGCTGTGGAAATTCAATGCTTGAGTCAGGACGATCACCGTCGTTAGACCAGCAGTCAGGAGGAGCAGCTTCAGCTTTAGGGTTGTAAGCACCAGCATAGAATGTGCGAGATACTTTCTTAGCATTGTTTACTACAACAACACTTAGTGATTCACTGTTGCTAGTCATTACTTCTTCGCCATTTACAACCACGCGGAACTTACCGCCACGCAATGAAATACGCTTGCTTCCACCGCCGCCACCCATGAGGGCTTTAGTAGCGTCATCTAACTCGACTTTTTTAAGATAGTCAGGTAAATCTTTTTTAAACAGAGCTAGTTCGCTCATTTGCTTCTCCTTACAGTTATTGAGTATGCGCTATCCACATTTAGCCCGGCGGGTAGCAGGTCGGGGTTTTCTTCTAGGAATTGTTTGATATTTGTTTGATGAACTCTGCGCTCTAATAACTCAGGCACTTGGTGTTCAAAAATAAAATCGTAGAATCGTTCCCAATCATTAGTCCAGTATCTTGACTTAACTGTTCTGATAGCAGTGCCGTGCGCAGTTTTAATGCTGTCGGCGCCTGTCTCTTCACAGATCTTTAAGATTTGCTGGTTAATAATATCTAGCTGCTCTTCAAAGTCGGCTTCAATTCTATCCGCTTCTTTACGAGCAGTATCACGTGCGTCTCGTATTTTTATGTATACGTTAACGAGTGCATCAACTGACGGTTTATCGTCCATGTACTTCCTTTCATAATTTATATCGGATCTTTGTCCGTTTATGTAATACTAAACCTAAAGCTATACCTTGTCAAGTATTTTCTTCAACTTCATTTTTATATAGGTCAATTAGTTTATCATGAACATCTAATTTATTTTGCAACAAGTTATACAGTCTTGCCTCTACGGGAGAACCCTTAATATGCACGATAGTCATAGGATTCTTTTGGCCTTTTCTATCAATACGTGCGTTGGCTTGCAAATATGTTTCAATTGATGTAACGGGGGCATACCAAATAATTACGTTAGCTGCAGTCAATGTAACACCATGTGCCGCTGCCTGTGGTTGAATTATAAGGACTCGTGGGTTTTCATCTTCTTGAAAGCGTTTAAATATATCGTTGCGTTTAGTGACTGGGACCGCACCGTTGATAACATCACAAGTATGTCCAGCTTTTGTTAAATATGCCTTTAGTAGTTCTATCGTGTGAGTAAACGGTACAAAAACAAGGACTTTGTGACTAGCTTCTTCGATAACTTCCTCGATAACTCGTAACCGATTAGAAACATCAAACTCAACAACACTACCGTTGTCAGAGTAAACAGCACCACCACTAATTTGAAGAAGTTTATTAAGATTAACAGCGGCATTAACAGACGTAATCTCTTCCCCTGCAGCCACCATAAGCATTTCTTTTTTGAGGAGTTTGTAGTATTTCGCCTGTTGCGGAGTAAGGGGGGCGTCTCTGAATACATGTGTCACCTCTGGTAAGTCTAAGCATTGTTCTTTAGTAAATCGGATCGCTGGTTGGAGCGCATCAAATACAATTTTATTAGCGTTTTCCCTAGGAACCCATCTATACCGACCGACGTTTTCCATTGTTTGATCTCTAAACTTACCAAAGAATTTAGGCACTCGGTGTGCTACGCACATCTTTGCTAGTCCGTAAGCATCTGTCGGGTTCTGTGCGGCTGGTGTTCCCGTCATCATCCAAACCCAAGTTTCTGGCGTTATTAGAGAATTGAGTGTCCTCCAACGCTGCGTAGTAATTGTCTTATAAGCATTAGCTTCATCAATTACGATTAAATCAAAACCGCCTTCAGCAATTTCTTTTTGTACAATCTCAATGCCGTCGTAGTTAATAATAACAAACTCGGCGCTGCCTTTAATAATTGCTTTACGTTTCTCTCTATCTCCATACGCAATATTGACTCGGCGATGAACTGCAAACTTAAACAAGTCGGCTTGCCATGCGGATTGCATAATAGATAGCGGGCAAATAATAAGAACTCGGTTTATAACTTCCTGTTCTAGTAGGCAGTCGGCTGCCCATATTGCTGATGCCGTTTTGCCTGTACCCTGCTCGTTAAAGCAGAAGGCTCTTTGATTTGTTGCTAGAAATATTGCCGTTTCTTTTTGATGCTCCATTGGGGGATAGACCCCAGGCCACTTATACACATCATTTTTTGCCATTTTTTGGTTTGTTTTGTTTGACTGTGTGGTCTGAGTTTCGGCTAAACGAACGGTTGGCGCTTGGTGATTTAAGCTTGAGGTTTCCTGCCGCATTTGAACCGCCTTTTGATAAGGGAATGACATGGTCAATATCCTTCCCCGCTCTGTCTACACCCTTCTTGTCCATCGCATAGCGGGCTTTCTCCCTTGCGTTGCGGGCTGGCTGTTCCCCCCGAGCTTTCTGCTGCTGGTATTCTTTTTTGTACGGACGTGGTTTGTTTACATAAGGCATAACGGTCTTCCTCTTTACGGAAAATGTAGAGACTTCCATCTCCTAATACTATGTATTTTGGCATATTTTCGGGGTTTTTGCCATACATTTCCGCAACAATAGCATCTAAATAAGCTATGTCTGGATCAGTTTCTACCATGCCTGCAAACGGAATTGGCTCTAAAGGCATGGGGGCGGCTCCTTTGGTTTGCCTGGGACTTGGTCATACATTGGATTTTCCCAAAACTTACTATTGTTTGATATACCAAGAATGTCTGGTTCTTCCTGTGTATGGAGTTCACCTTCTATCTTTTTCGGACCTCTAGCAGCACTTTTCCACACTACAAATATAGTCTCAGGGTGCTCACATCTTTTCTCTTTAAGCATCTGTATCTTGTATTCACGGGTGCAGTCTAAGCAATGATTCATCGGGTCGTGTGGTTGGTTAGCCCTATGTGATTGCCACATGTATTCTTGATACTGCAGTCTGTTTTCAAAGCACGGTGGGCACCACTCAGGGTTGTATGGTTTGATTGTTATTATTCTTTTATCGCCCATTTTGTTTCTCCAATCTAGCTATTTCACGGTTGATGTACCAAACTGCTTTTTTTAAGTCTTCTAAATGTTTACCCTTCAATCCAGCCCGCCACACATACTTAATAGCATTGCCAAGATTAAAATTCATATGCTCGGTAATTTGTATGCACTCTATACCCGATGGGTGATCGGTGTAGTGAACGGGGTGGTTTACTGGGTCTATCATTTTTTCAATGCCTCATTAAGACGTTGTGCTTGTGGGTGTGGCTGAGACACGTACGGTTTAAATACTGGAAGTATCTTGCTTTTAGCCATTTTAAATTCGTCTGGTTCTGGTCTGTAAGATACAAACTTTGCTTCGTATAATCCTGATTTCATTTCTCTTGTGCCTTTCTTAGTATTGCCCTAGCAAAGTCAATAATTGGTATGTTGTCAGTTCTTTCAAACGCATTCCACACCTCAATTATTTCCTCGTCTGTTAGTGTCTTTAACTGTGGTGAACAAGTATGAATAGAATCCCCTGTAACTCTTTTGCCACAATCTAAACACGCAGTCCACGCTACTGGTTCATTGTTCAAAATAAAGCCTCCTCAAAACTTTCCAGATCTACTAATTTCTTTTTCGAACGTAATTGTTTGAACGTCCACCCAACTCTCCCGCTTACGAGCGCCCGCGCTTCTTCTCGCCTTGAGACCGTTCGCATTAACTCTTGGTTCTCGTCGTAAATTAGATACAGGAGCATATTCAGTTAGCTTTCCAAATTCAGTTACAGTCGGCGGCAGGTTTCTAAGTGTCTCTAATACTATCTCGTCAAAGCGTAGATACTTCCTTGGTCTACCTCTAGGCACTCTTCTTCCTTCTTGGTTTAGCTGCAACAATACCAACTTCTTGTTCGGGTTCTGCACTACGAACTTTTAACATAGCATCTGCATATTCATACGCCGTTAATGAAGCTGATTCTGAATCCTCACCTTTGTGTGCAAACACAATACCTAACAAAGCAAACATTGCAAAACAATCCCTCAAGTCTTCTTCGTTCATACTGCCTCCAACCTAATAGCCCGCCATTCGCCGCTAAGTTCCTTTAAATACATAATATCGGGCACGTTATTAACAAAGACATCTATTCGTTTTATTTCAGGATCTACCGACATAAACCCATCAATAGTTCTACGCATATCAGGGTAGTTCATTTCGGGTGTGTGTAATATGCCCATGTAATTATCTACATCAATAGCAATCTTTGATACATTGCACATTACATTCCAGCCCTTTATGTTTTTCCTCATCTGTAATTCCCTTTTCCGTTATGCTCACATTCCATTACCGAGCAAAATTTCCTACAAGTAAAGTTAGGTTTTGGATTCCACAAATCATTCTCATACGCTTTTTCTAATTGATCTGTTTCCTGCTTCCAACGCAACCAATAAATACTCTCGTCCTTCTTGTTGTATTTAGCCTTAACAAAGTCGTTGCATACTACAAATGCCAACCCAGCCTTTACTTTTTCAACATCAGGGAAGTGTTTAAATAATGCCAACGACATCAACTCCAACTGCTTAGTATCCGCATACTGACTAGACTTTCCTGTCTTGTAATCAACTACGTGGGCTAAGTCCCCTTCTACAATAACTAAATCTCCTACACCTCTGAACCAAACTCCTTTGTCAAAGAAGCCACATGGTTCTAAATTCTTGGTCAATCCCATCTTATATTCGACTAGCTTCTCACCTGGTATAGCGTTAAGCACATCCAATATTGGAGTCATATAAGAAAACTTCTCAGGTATTGGTGTACCTTTTCCTATGTAATGCTCAGCCGCTTCGTGAACTGCCTTGCCATATATGATAGCTTCAGTTGTAGGCTCTTTGATATCCTTGATTACCCTTAGATGGTAGTATTTTTTAGGACATTGTTGAAACAACCCAAGCGAGGAATATGACCAAGTAATACTCATGAATTGCTTTCTTTAGCTATTAAACACAACAGTCGAGCTTCAACCAATGCGTATTCTGCATATAGCTGGGCATCTTTAAACTTTCTTTCTAACATAGAATTTTCAAAGTCTTTTAGGTTTTTGCGTATATCTAGCAAGAACTCAGAGTAGTCCATCAATGTTCCCATTCGTCATCATCCACGTCGGCATGTTCAAGTATTGTTTTTTTAGCACGTTCTAGTAGCCATACCATAAGAGCAGAATCCCCTGTGCTAGAGACTAATCGTTCTGCACCCATCTTAGTGTAGCCAACAATAACAACGCACTCGTACTCACCCTTGTTGTTTTCTAATACGACGTCGGCGTCTATGTCTTCGGTTGTGCCGCCAGTAAAAGGTAGGATTTTAGCGGTCATTTTTTACTCGCTTTCTTTTTTGCCACAGGCTTGGTCGTGGTTGGTCTAGTGCGCTTAATATCAATGTCGCTACCTTTCTCGGGTCTAACTCGGTACTCATCAATTGCTGCGGTAAGCATAGCAACAATGCCCCATTGTATGAGCGTCTCAAGTCCTTGTTTATTAAACTTAACTTCGGCATCGGCTGAGCCATCCTTGTTTTCCTTAATAATGTGTATGCTAATACCAAGAGTATCTTCAATCGTTGTTTTCTTTTTTGGTGCTAGTTTTGGTTTTAATGCCATTTATCTTCTCCTTAGTTTCTGTGATAAACATTATTGGGGTTATTAAGCATTGCTTTAATAAGACAGATCGGA